GGGTCACGGCCCCAAAACATGCACTTTGGAAAACCAAAATCCCTGTCCTCCATCGCAAAAATAAAGCTTGCATTTTCCAGCACACTATGCTATAATGATTATAGAAACAAGTTATAGGGATTCAGAAAGAGAGGTAAATATTAATGAATAAAGAATACACAATATTCGAAGCACTTTTAATCGAAGCAGAATACGCACAGAATATGAAAGCACAAACATTATTACATCAAGTGTTTGGAAAAGCTGAAATGGCTTTTAAGTTAGGAGCGATAACTCCTTCACAGTTTTTAAAGCTTAATACAGAGACTCTTGATTTTCTTTATTCTAATTGTCAATAATTTAATTCCTTGTAGGTGGGATGGCTAAACCTTCAATCCAGCACAAAGGAGGTGAGCACACATGATAGTACTTAACTATGTTCTAATAGTACTCTCCCTAGCACTCTTCATTTACTCCGGAGATACGAACATACTAATCGCAGTAGGTCTGTTCTCAATCGCGCAATCGATAACAAACCTCAAAGTTAACATCCACAAGAAATCACGCTATTAGCAACAAGGCGGCGGAGTCAAAACGGCTCCGCCGTTCTTTATTAAGGTTTAATCAAAATTCCAGCTTTAAGTAAGTCCAACATAAGTACATTCTGTTCAGCCGTCCCCTTGTAATCAATAATTCCATTCACAGCCGCAATCTTTTTCCTGTACTCATAACTTCCATCGAAACCGATACTTTCTAAAGCTTTGCTGATACTCTCTCCGTTAAACACGGCATTCAGAAACACTTCGTACAGTTCTTTTGGATGCAGACTTAAAATGCTTTCGTCAAACGCGTTAAGGTCAACTTTCTGTTTGATTCCATCCACAAAACCTTTGCTCGTATACTGCCAACCTATCTGATTCGGTAAATTCGGATTCAAACTACCTACAGGAATATCTTCCTCAATTGGGTACGAATTTATCTTATTATCGTGAGGATATCTAGCCGCCCAAACAATAGGCTGTAATTTTAGCACTTCTTTATGATTGAAATTGTGTTCATTCCAGAATGACATTCCAGTGTATAGGCCGAATTTAAAACCAGCTTCTTTTATTAAATTTGCTTCATAGCAAATTAGATTAGTTAACTTTTCCGAACCTAATTTCCTTAAACTTTCGTCCTCAACATCCAGATAGATAACAGCTACATTGTTTTTGACAGAACTCAGCAATGAATTCAAAACACCTTTTATTTCCGTATTAGCTTCTTCCTGATTGACCGCGTACATATATTTATAAACATCATACGGAATGCCATATAGTTTACAATTAGCCGCATGTACATAAAATTGCGTATCAGGTTTATTGTTTTTTGTAGTAGCGCGTAAAATAGCATACTCAATATTCTTGTGCGCCTTATCCCAATCAATATCCGTCTGATTAGCACTTAAATCCACACCTTTAATCATGTACATTTTCCTCCCCTTTTTTATTAATCTTCCCTCTCACGTCTTTTACATAGCGAGTTAAAAAGTCAGGTATCGGCACTCCCAAACCAGCAACGTTTTCCAGAATACTGAGCAACTCATTTAAGATAAACCATACAGTTACCAGTAAACCGAAGAACATTGTAATCTCATATTTCAGCCCCATAATAGACAGCGCATACATGATAATGTAATCAAAGAACATAGCTACAATTATCACGCATAAATATCCTACCTTTTTAACAATTCCCTTAACACCCGCTTTAGAGCTTAAACCTTCTTTTTCCGCGTTGTTTGCACAGCCACTAATAAAATCCACAACCATGCAGCACAGAAGTATAACCATGACTGGAAACATAGCTTGCGTTTCTGCCGTTATCCATGTAAGTAAAAGTGTAAGTCCGCTGTGTATTGCTATCTCCATATTTTTCATGATTTCTATCCTTTCGGTTTGTAGTACCCGTTTCCAATAAAATAAAACAAGGTATCTCTATATTTTACAATATCTGTACTAATACGTCTAACTTGCCACGGTAAAAAATACAATGGATTATGTGTCATTTTAAGATAAAAATTGCCATTCCATTCCCACAAGTATAAATATTCATTTTCCGGTTCCGGCTCAGGTGGCGGATCAGGTGGGGGGGTAGGAGGTTCAGGCGGCGGTTCTGGTTCTCCTTGAGCAAGTACCTGATACCAGTACCATGCTTGACTTCCGCGCTTTGGCTGATTCTGATTGCTAGGACGTTCATAATTTTTCAACCACGCATCGGCAAGATATTTAACGCACTGCTCGTCTGTCATTCCAATGCTGGTGTCAGGCGTATATTTTATGAACTCAGCAAACGATAATGGATATTTACTTGTAGGGTAATACTGTTCTCGATTTTCAAGTTCCCATTGTATACGTGCAAGTTGGTGTTCATAATTGCTGTAGTCTGTCCAGCCATTTTCTCTACACCAATTAAAGTACTTTGTTGCTGGTGTCCACTGAACCAGGCCATAACCTCCACTGGTGTTCCCCGCATTTAATCCTTCCCAGATACCGGGATTAAAAGTACTTTCTGTTTGCAAGTTACCGAACATTCCAGCAATCGCATATTCTGTCCATCCCATAGCCTTAAATAAAGGCCATAGTTCTGTAGCGTTTTCTGTCATGTCCGGTAACTGTAAGTATGCGTTACTAGTTATCATTTACCATAAACTAGCTGTGCATTGCTAAAACTTCCACTAATATTATACAGCCCAGTATTTCCAGAAATAAATCTTGAGCCATTTCCCGAAACACTTCCGGTACCTGCAAAAAATAATAATTTATATCCATCTTTTTTTGGAATAGGTTTTGTAGTAGAAGAAACAGTCATAGAATCTACAACATAATTAGTTTTTTTGGAAGTTTTTGCATAAAACCCAATTACGCATGCAAGCATAAATGTGGCGTTATTTGTCGTGGATGTAAAACCTGTATTTGTAATATTTACAATACAGTTTGCATTTCCAAAAGCGGCAGAAGAATATCCTCCAGAAGTAAGAAAAGTATATTCTTCATCGTCTACTGTTATTGTTTCGGGAAAAGTATAATTTCCAATTCCAGCACCGGGATTTCCACTCCCATTGGCAGATGTTGATACTGCTAATAAATAATCTCCCGCTTTTGCAATACTTGATTCGAGCGCTGAGACTCTAGCGTCCAGTCCATTAATCTGACTCACATTACCCTGAGCTTGCTGTAATGCCGCATTGGCATCTGTACTAGCCTGATTAGCCGCATTAACCGCCGCCGTAGAATTGGTATTAGCCTGACCGGATTTTGTTGCCGCGTCATTTGCCTGAGTCAAGGCAGTCTGAACTTTACCTTCTATTTCGTCTGCAAGTCCGCTGATTCCATCCACTTGATTCTGCGTCTCAGTCAATGTTTCCTCGGCATCACCGATTCTTGAATTGGCTTCATCCATTTTATTGGAACCTTCACCCGCAGAATTTTTGTTGTCATTCATTCCCTTGTCTATAATTCCCATTGCATCGTTAAAATCTCCAAGGAATGTGGGTTTGTCGGTATCGATGTACTGCGGAAGGCCATAGTTAGGTGTTTTGTTTGTACTACTCATTTTGTTTTCCTCCTTTTATATGTTTCACGTTAAACATTATTAACCATTCTCAAGAGCGGCGATTCTCTGGTCTAAACCAGAAATGGAAATAGCAACGTTATTGTTTGCTTGCTGTGCTTGTGTAACTAGTGCAACCGATTTACTCACGCTGTCTGTTGCGTTGTTTGCATTTGTCAAAGCGGTATTAGCAAGTGTAGCGGCATTTGTAGCAACCGTAACAGCAGTTGTGGCGTTCCCGTCCTGTTTATGAAATTTTGCTTCTGCCAATGTTAACTGTTCCCGCATGTTAACATTTATGGAAACTATCTGCGCAACTCTGGCAATAATTTCATTTGCCCTTTGCAAAATACGATTCGCAAGTGTTCCATTGCTGTTCATATCCGTGTCGATTTCTGAAAAGTTCGCAGTCCAATCTTCATTCGGATACGGAGCGTCCATTTTGTTATAAATTCCGAGTTTGTAATATGGAGTCTGTCTTGTAAACATTAAGCTATCCCTCCCTTAAGAGCAACATTTTCGATGTACATAATTACCGGGGCTTCGATGATGTGTAAATCGTTTTCCACTGTAACGTTTAACACATTTACGTTAAAGTCAACTTCCCATAAATTATGCTCTACGCTTTCCACATAGTTTCTGGATTCTGTTTGGTAAGTTCCGCTATTGCTTAATGCTGGTGCTACAATAGCGTTTATTAAATCTATACGTTTTGCTGTTACTGGAAGGTCTGCTTTGATAAGATATGGAACGGTTCCTTCCGTAACTTCTGGCGCATCATATACACCAGCAATTTTGAACTTTCTTTTGAATCCATTTGCTGAACGTTCTATCGTTTGGATGTTATTTGTATCAAAAATCTGAATAGAATTTCTGTCCCAGAAGTAAGCAGTTGCATTGTACTTCTTATAGTCAGCATCGTTAAACTGTAAAATGTTATCGCGTTCACTAGCTGTTAAACACATTTCATTATTCATGCTGGCAACATCTTCTACGGCTGTCTGAATTCTCCCCCATTCTCCTGTCATGGGATTGTAAATCCGATGCTTGTATTTTTCGTACATGATTCGATAAGCCTGTGCATCAAAATCGATGGCTGTCATGTGTAATTTCTGGAAATCAGTTCCCACGTTTCCAAACGCTTCAAACCACTCGTCAAATTGAGCCGCAGTAATTGCGTGAACTCTCAGAGCATTCCACACATCCGTAACAGTGTTACCAACATGGTCACGTAAACCTGTTGTCGGATTATCGATGCGGAAACCATCCTCATTAATTTCGTCAACTTCCAGTCGCAGTTTGTCTAATTCTTCCTGAACCCACGTTCTTGTTCTTTCTATGCTGGAATCCACATAAGCAGTTAGATTCTGCTTCATAACATCCATATCTGCATAGATTTTAACAACGTCACTCGCATGCTTGTCACGAATATCTTTAAAATTAGCATCGACGTACGTACGTAAATCTGTTATCATCCCCTCGATTCGCCTAACGTCTTTAAGATGCTCATTCCAGTAAAACGTGTCTTGCTGGTCTACGTATGTGCGTAATTCTGCGAGTGTTCTGTCGTGATAATCCCTTAACTGGTCAATAACAGCAGTGAGTTCAACACGCAAAGCATCAATCGCCTTGTCTGTGTATTCCTCATAATTCGTCTGTAAATCTTCCAGATATTGAACAATCACATTTACGTTGTACAGGATTTTTCCAAGGTTTTCCTCAAACGAAATTGACCAGTCCCAAGCCGACGGAAGAGAAAGCCACGATGGAGGATTGCACACTTTTTTAGGCTTTTCAATATCCATATTATTTCCTCCCTTCTAAAATGTAAAAATTTTGAGAAACAGTCCACGGCTCACCTCTCTCACCATTTCGCCAATCACATCTGGTAATGTGTCTCTGTTTCTTTTGAGCACTTCTCCTTGTGGTATGGTAAATCCCTTGTGAGTAACCGTTTCTGTTAAATCTCTTTTTCGTTCTCCCTTGTCAGAAGAATTGGAATCACTACTACCACTCCCGTTGTCTGTAGTTATGTTAGTAGCGTAATCCTCATTACCTAAAGCACTTTCAGGTGTATCTTCATACACATTTTTGTTTGTGTTTGTAGCACTGGTGTGCATGTTTCCAGAGTTTTCAGTATTTTCTCCTTCATTAATCGAGCGGCTAGTTTCGTCGGAGAATGAATTTAACAAGTCGAAATCTTTCTGCATGATTTCGTAAAGCTTATTGTATCTCCATATTATGCGTCTTATGTTACCATTAAATCGTACTAAAAACATGGTAACACTTTCGTACTCAATTTCGCGCATCAAATTATCTGTACAAAAAAGCTGGAAAAAATCATCCTTCATTTGAGGTGAGAAAAACTGAATGTTTTTGTCTATCATTTCGTTTTCTGCCGATGATATTCTTTCCCACAATGGAACATCATATTCCGGTTTAAAGAATGGATATCTCCCTTCGCCAGCGTTTTGTTTCGCAAGAGCTTCTGGGTTTTTGTCCTGTGAATAATGATAAATTATGTCACGTAATGTTGTTGTATAATATGCCATTATTCGTCACCCTCTTTCTCTTTTGTTTCTCCTGAGCCATACCCTTCTCTGTCAGAGGTGTCACTAGGCTGTAATGTTCCATCCACTTTAGCGAGTGCGTTTGCGTCAAATTCCACACTTATGTTCGTACCAAACATTCTGTTAACCTGTTCGGCTCCGATTTCTCGACTTCTTAAGGCATTGTTTCTAAATCCCATAATGTGCTCATTATTTGCGTTTCCCTCGTCAACGGTAAGGTGTTCAGCCTTGTACACAGAAATGTTATTGTATCCAAGCAAAGAAAGATATTCTCCAAGAATCGCCATTTTTGTTTTGTCAAGTGGCTCCGTAATAATAGGGGTGCTTAAATCTAACACTTCCGGTTTGTCTGTCTCAGATATAAATTCGTCTGAATCATCGTAAAAAATATACGGTAAACCGAGTTGAGTGTTATTAATCATTTGCCGCATCGAGTTCTCATTGTCCTTGTTCGTACGAATAATTTTAGGCCGCATCTGTAAGGTGATATTTACATCCTTTGCGAGTTCAACACGCGCCAACTTTTGCGCATAATATTCGATGATTGGAACAAACGGAGAATAGGTTGCGTCATTAAAAACTAAAACGCTATTATCCTCGTAGCGAACCGTGTGATAACCATTTGCCGTATTCACATGACGGATTCTCGGAATGTTATAAATGTTAAATTTGCCTGTGTTTGCGGAAGGTAGGGCAACCATGCCGATAACCGGGTTTTCAAAAAACAGACAATTTCCTTTCATAATTAACGTCTGCTCAATCACCCTTTCGGAAACGGTGTCAGGCAAATTGTTCCATTTAAATCGGCTAATCGCTAAAACGTAAAGATATCTAAGATAATTCCAGTACGTCCAATCTCGATTTACACCACTCATAATTTTCTGGTCATACCCAACACCGCATAATCCAAGTGGGTCACGGTTTATACTGCGTCTCCCCATTTCTCACCCTCCTTTCTATTCATTGTTTCCATAAGTTCCCACGTTCTCATAATCGTGCCAAAACGTTACACCGTTTAAAAACATGTTTCTTATGGTATCTAAATGCTCATTTGGTATATTACCATAAATGTTAACGGTATTACACCTAACATAATTAAATCTGGGACGATTGTTTAAATACGGTATTCCGATACGGTTAGACTTGTATCCGTACGCATCAAAATAGCTTTGTAACTTAGAGCGGAATTCTGGTTTAACCGTATACGCACGAATGATAACATCCAGAGAACCGTTAACTGCCATCAATACCGCTTCACTTCCGCCGGAAGAATTGCCAGCAAGACCTATCGCACTTTGCATCATGTCGATTTTTTGTCTGTCTCGCTCGGAAGATTGCTGTTCCCTAACTGCGCTCTGGAACGTATTCGCAATTGCGTTAACAATTCCGCTTGCGTCACCCTCGTTTGAAACCGCCTGACCAATTCCACTTGCTAAACCGGAAATTGCACCGATAACAATATTGGTTCGATTTTGGCTGTGAACTAAATTATTTGTACTAACAGCTTGAGATTTAGACAAAATGAATTGGTTATTCTGCACAGGAAATGAGGGAAAACCTGAAAAGCTTGTTCCAGCGTTTAGTAAATCGCTGTTGTTTATGTTTCCGTCATAATCGTTCGCCGATGCTAACAGCGTACCATCTGGAATTGGACTTCCGGTTATGGAAATTGATAACGTTGCACCGTTTATTAATTCTGGTTTTAAAACAACTTTATTCCCGGACGGCATGACTATCTCAAAAAAGCTGTACGGATAACAATACAATTTTTTCTGTGTGTACGATGGTAACATTGACTGCCAATTGATATCAATTATACGTTTTCTAGGACTTGTATTACCGTAACAAACACCGATTCGAAAACCCATAGCACTAGAAAATATTCCCTGTTTTGGGACAAAATCTGCGGGAAATGGAAACACAGAAATGATAGATTGTGCAACCCATGCATAGTCAGATAAACTTGCAAAAATATCACGCAATGTTGACGTGTTTTCGTCTACAAAATAAATTCCAGCGGCAGATGGCAATCCGTTTATTTCGCATCCCGGCGCGCCTTTTATGATTATTTCGTCTTCTGTTCCACCAGAATTTATAAGGTCTGCGGTGGAAATTATTAAATAGGTGTTCACCTCTGACAACGAATCGAGAGTGTAAACGCTTTCTTGATTGATAACATAATCTCCATAATCCACTGGTTCCACAACGGTATTATAATTGTAAGCATAACCTCGCGGTGCATGTTCACGTGCAATATCGCAATCTCGTATTACTACGTTATTAAAATACGTCTGCCATGCATCCAAATGAAAACGTATTAAAGAGGTCTTAGGGTTAACGTACTCAATTGCATCTACATAACAGTACATCCAAATACCGTTATACTGCGTGTTTCTAAAACGCATGTAGTTAGAAGCCAGTAACGTTTCCGCATTGTAGTTAACCTGTAATGCTCTGTGTTCACGTATGTATTTAAACGTAAAATTTCCAGCTATCACTTTACCATCAAAATAACTATCTCTAGCAGATTCAGACGCAAAATAAAGTTGACGATTTTCCGCTACTGGAATATAACCCAAAAGCTGGAACACATTTGATTGCATTGCTCTTGTTTCTACATCTGTCATAAAATCCATGTTCATGCACCGCCTTTATTTTCAGCCGCCAGCCGCAGTCACTTTTTTCTCCCCGTGTACGGAGTTATCGAGATACGGCGTAGCGTAAATAGTAAGAGCTCCTTTTTCTTCTGCGCCTACACTCAGCACGCCCTGATCATTCATACGTGTACTGGAAGATGTATTTCCGAGAACAGACCACATTACAGCCTGAGACGGTTTATTTGTTCCGGTTACTGTTGCCGTGTAAACAGAACTTCCACCGGGGGTGTAGGTCTCCGCACCAGCAATCGTTACACTGGTGACTGTCGGAAGAGCCGCAGTTGTAATCGCAATTGCATTGTGGAACGGAGAAAGGAAGTAAGTCTGCCATACATGCAACCAGTAATTCCAAGAGAGTTTTTCCCGGTCATAGAAATCGTTTGCTTCGAAAAGATTATCATAAATGTTCAAGAATTCTTCATCCGCAATGATAGCGATAATTTCCGGGTGATTCGGAATCTCCGGAATCAGTGTTATTCTTCCAAGAAAACGTGCTTCATCCATATGGAACGCGTATGCTAAAGCCTGTACGCTGGTAACAGCATCTGCCTTTGGAGTAATAAAAAGACGCTGGTCTTCCAGAGACGTTGTATTCATAACTCCTGCCGCATTCATGGAACGAGTAGGAAAACGTAATGTGTTAGACGCAATTCTAAGAGCGGTAAGAAAACTCTTTGCGCTTGCTTCATCGGTCGGTTCGTCAGCATGCACCAATTTGAACTTTCCGCTGTCCACATAATCTACAAACAGTGCAAGTGTGTACGCGAACTCAGCAACATCATTGCTCGTGTACATTCCGTTTATCACACGGTCAACCAGAGACGCAACTCCTTCTTCGGAATAAAATGCGGCCTGTAAATCCCGTCTCCAAATGGTCTGTTTAAAATAGTCCTCACGATTACGGTTGTGATAAGCAACTTTCAGGTCAGGTTTTTCTGTTTTCAGCATTGCCCACGGGTCTGTGTCCTCTCCATAAGCGTGCGCTGTTGCAATGTCAACCCAGATATCTTCAATTGTGTAACCGTACGGAATCATACCGCGCTTTGCAAAACCGAAAGGATTGGTAAAGTACATTTTGTTAACTTTGGTAAAGGAAACCTTGTTTACCAAAAAGTCAAAGAACCTGTTCATAACCGGCTCATAATTCATCATCGTGCCACCGAACTCACGAATATTGGTACTAACAGGTTCGGGCAAAAGCCCTTCATATTCTGTACCGGCGAGACTTGCTCTAAAGTCTGCAAGCAATGCGGGAACATTAGATACTGCATTTTTTACTGCCATTTGTTCTTCCTCCTTTTAAAGGTTTAAGTAATCCTCAATTTTAATGCTGGGAACTTCTTTCTTTTCTTCATTCTGCACAATATCTGTAATAACTTCTTCCTCAGCAACGCTGGGTTTTGTAAAGTCATTAATGTACTGCGCTCGGATTCTGTCGCGGTCACGCTCTACTTCACTGTAATAAGCCGCCGCTTCATTAATTGCGGAACCGATAAAAGTTTCGTCATAGACTTCACCTTCATCAAGTTCTGTTCCGGCTATCCGCCGTAACATCCTCAAAAGCTTCTCATTCATGCGTCATTCTCCTTCCCTTATTTCGTCAATCCCACATTTAAAGAAATAGGAGCGTCTAAAAATCGAAATGCGGGATTGCAAGCCGGTATGGGACTGCCAGCGTATTACCGCTTTCCCTCAGCAGTCTACCAAAATTTAAACACTCCTACTCAATATAAGTGTATCATAAATATGACAATATGTCAAGCATTTCTTTTTTGATATCCACATTTTCAAACCACGCTTTTCCGGCATTGTAATAACGCTTGAATGACATAGCTGTTTCAGAAAGCTGGGAGAGTAAATAGGTATCCTCAAAATGGGAGTTGGAATCAAAGGCAAATTTGAGTTTAAACTTTTCGTTTGCTTTGCTGGAAAAATAAAGACAGTCCTTGTTTATCCATACACCTATGTTTTCTGCGGTTCCTAAAACTCCATCGTTTATGGTTATCGTGCAGTAGTAATATTTGTCTTTGGTTTCCAATTTGCGAACAAACGAATAAGTGTCCAACATGTATTTGTTTGACGATGCAAATTGCACGTAATTTGATTCACTAAATGCGCGGTTAAAACCGCTGGAAAGAAGTGCTTCTTTTGCGGCTTGATTTTCCGTTACCTCTAAAACCCATCCATCACCGCGCAAAAATTTTGTGTCGGATTCCAACCGTTTTTGAATTCCAAGAGCCTTGTAATATGGATTCAAAATTGATACGTTATTTCCGCATAAAATGTTTCTAACATAACGTGTCTGCTTTCCGAAACCTCTGGCTATTGAATTTTGAATGCTAATAAATTTTGAAATCTCGTTCTCACAATAATGTTCAGTTTCAGATTGGAATTCGTCCATGAATCTGTTCTCTACTTCTATAAATCGAGAAGAAACCTTCTTTATTGTGTCAGCATTATTTAGGAATGTCGCGAATCCACATTCTGTGTCGTTCAGATAGAGAACTTTATAAGCCCCTCTCATTTCAGACTTTGCGTGCATTTCAAAGTCAGGAGGGTATAGCTGTGCAATGTCGCTAAAAAATGAGTTTTCACAGTCAGATAACTCATAGTTGTATCTGTATTGTAGCATAAATTTGCGTTTATTATCGTTCAAAAAATCCTCAAAAATTGTTCGTTTTGCTGAGAATGTTTTTCCGGCGGTTCGATTGCCTGTTACAATGAATAATTCTGGTGTTTTTCCGTTTAAATCTTTTTTACTCAACAAACGCGATATGTCGTAGTACTTACTCATGAGTACCTCCTTATATTAAATAAGGGACGCTTTCGCGCCCCTCATAATTTGCAGATATATAAAAATGTGTTTTAGATTGCCTTAAGCTGTAAAAACTCTCTATCGCTTTTTGAAGTCCCGGATGCAATCTGCACCTTGATAGGATGTTCTGCACTAGGTACACCAAAAATTTCAACCAGATTCTGAACACAATCGTTTACCGTAGGGGACATTGTAGTGTACATATCTCCTTCTGCCGTAAATAGTACGGTGCATATTCCCAATTCCGGCTCCTTTGTGTTCTTTCTCTCGGTTTCGTACTGAACGATATCAGTTACGGAAAACTCATCGCCCACAAAGTCTTGCATCTGTTTACCGTTTACAGTACGAGCGTTGTAAAGCATCATTTTGTCGGTTGTGGTGTTAATTAAATCTCTCATTTTCTTTTCTCTCCTTATTTGTCATATTCATTAACATAGTAAACTGGTTATTCAGTTACGCCGAAGGCTTCTTTAATTTATGCGTCTCCATCCGGTACAACAAAAGAATTCTTAATAAAATCTTCTTCGCTCATGGCTCTTGTCTCTTCTACTGTTGCTGTTCCAAGACAGATAAGCTTGCCTTCATGCTCAGGCCACTTTACTGTTGCTTCTTTGAGGATTTTCTTTGTATCCCCAAGTTTCTTTCCTGTGATTTTTTCAGGAAGGGTTACAACCTGTCCTGACTGCGTATCAAAATACGCGATTGTAGCTTCGGTAATTTTGAATGTTCTGGTGATATGACCTCTCATATTCTCACCTCTCCTTTCATGTGCCTATTGTTTCGTTTTGGTCTATTAACTTGTTACAATTAATTATACCATGTTTTACTGTATTTTGTCAAGCACTTTACCAAAAGATTTAGGCAGCTTGTACGCTTTTTGCTTGTAAAGAGTAAAATCTGCGTCTACCAAAAGAATCCCTCCCTTCACTTGCTTCTGCTTTAATTGACTATTTAACGTTAATCCATAATCAAAACATGAAATAGGTCTGGTGGCAAGCAAATACTGTTTGGTGCGGTCTTGCATTCCAGCGCACTTAATTTCCCAGTGAGGTGTTACTTTTTTATGGTTTTCCTTTCGGATAAATTCGCAGTATGTTTTCTGGCGTATGAATTTCGCACGGCTCCATTCCGATTCCAATTTCCAGCATAATAATTTTGAGGAATGTTCAACAATTTTGTTTGGCTCACATTTAAACATGTGTAAGCTATCTGTATCTGCGTAGATAAATTTATCGTAGTTTGCCTGTGCATGCGTGATGGTAAAATATCTTGCATAAGATGTAACAAAACTGCCTTGAGCAATGGAAAGCGTTTTCTTGTTGTGCTCTTCATGCAAAATAAACCGGAGCAATCCATCATCGTCCAAATATGGCTCTTGATAACTACTATCGTCATTGGTTGCAAGCTTTCCGTAACAATTGTTCAAAAACAACTTTGCTTCTTCTCGTGCACCGCCTTCGGAATTCATTTTCATAGTCATATACTTGTCTATATATTCGTCAAACAATCCAGCAATCGCATTAAAATAACATCCGCTTAAAATCTCAATTTCGTGTATATCATAATGTTCTAAAAACAGCTTATAATCCAAACTTGTTAACGTAAATTCTGCGTATGCTAATTGCAGTATGCCATCTGCGTCGTAATAATACGCATATTTTTTACCGCCAAATTGTACGTCGGAAGAGGTTAACCATTCCGTGGATTTATACATAAGACTATCTTTAATCTGCATCGTGGGCAAATGATTAGGCTTTATGGTAAATCTCGCTTTCAGTCTAACAAAAAATACTCTGTTTTCTTGCAAGGCTTCTTCGGGTATTTTCTTGCCTGTCCAAAATGTAGGCTTACCTACTGGATAAATGTTACCGCTTTTGGAATGCATAACAGATGGGTAAAGACTATTTACATCATACGTCATACCATCTGCGTCTATCCATTTATTCATATATTTTGGATTGCAATAACACCAACCTCCACGATAAGAGCGACGTATATATACGTCTGCATTCGGATATTTGTAAGCTTGTTCGTCAAGTGTAATTGCTTTAAGGTCTGGATACATTGCGTTCCATTGCTCTTTATCAAAACACTTCTTATATTCAGCTATACAATTACTTCCTATCGTTAAACGAGTGTTGCCAGAATCTAGCATAAATTCAAGAGCTTCTTTAAGTACCAAAACATCATTTATTATGTACTGCATTTCTTCGGGTTTTATTAAACCGCCAGCATGACGTTCTCCTTTATACTCCATTTCAAGTTTACGATGTTTAGTATTAAACGCTTTTCCCATTCGTGCTAGCGTCATTGGCATAAGTTTTGCACTATCTCGTATTTCTATTAATGTCCGTCCTGTGCAGACAGTAATGGAATACCAGCGATTCTGTCCTGAAATGATTGCGTCGAATTCCCCCTTATAAAGCTTTTCGTATGGCTTCTTGCGATGATGGAATTTATATCCATTTTCCATGAGAGTATTGAGCAGAAAATTACCGTCGAATTTTACATTATGAAAATATGCAATCACTTTTTCTTCACAAAGATTATGAAAGAACTTAATAAAATCATGAATATTATTATACACTGTAACAAAATCTGAATACAGTTCTGCAATAGCCGCACTCCATACTTCCGTACTCGTTTGTTGTTTTGTATCATCATCTACAGTTGTCTCAAAGTCGCACGAAAATATTCGCATGATTATCCCGTCCTATTCCTCGTCATAAAATTCGTTTTCCATGAATGACCTTTTTTCGTTTTCTGGTACTTTCAAATATGTTAGCATTTCGTTAAGTGATGCTTGCAGTCGTATAGCATCATAGGCTTCTTTGGCAGACAACCAATTACCTTTTCGCTTTCCTTCTTCAAGCATCTGAGCCGCCGCGTCTTTGCCATATGTATTTACGATTCTGTCTATCCAGCTTTTCGCCATATCACGTCTGTCTGTAACACGTCTGTCCCAACGACCAAAAACATAGGACGAAATTAGGTCATAAAAATTTTCTAGGATAATGCTGGAAATATCTGGTGCTGTAGCAAACACATCCATATTTCCGGTTTCCTGATATAACTTACGGTCTTGTCTGTATCGTTTGCGGCCTTCTTTGGGCGTGAATATTTCTCCTGTGTTAAAATCTACATATGCTGTTGCATAAGCACGACGTTTCTCAGGGGTGAGCTTTTTAAGGCGGTTTACGGAGCCACGAGTAATTTTTTTCGGAATCTTTGGAATAAGCTTTTCTGTGTCGTAGATAAAGCCGCGACGGTTTTCTGCACGTACCCAAGACTGTAAATTTTTACGTATTCTACGGTATTCTTTTTCTACGGCTGTTAATCGTTTTCTTCTTTTTGGCATGACTTACTCTCCTTATAAAATTCGTCGGCATCTACAAAACAATCGATTTTAGAATACATCCGGTCGATTAAAGATAGTGCTACATCTTGCTGTTCACTGTTTACACGTGTTAACACATTTCTTAATGCTAACATAATTATTGCATATTCCTGTCGCGTAAATCCTAGTATCACAATCTTCTTTTTCATTTGTTCACCTCCTTTACCGCTATACTCTATTATATCACATTTCAGGACATTTGTAAATAAAATACATCTGTTCTATAATGTGTAGAACAGGTGTAACAATGGACTTAAAAATTGTCTTTAATATACTTGATAACTTGTGCGGTTATGGAACAACCGATTAGATAGACTGTAAGAGATATTATTGCGGTTAAGACGATTATTAAGATTTCTATCATCTTGTTTTCCTCCATTTAGCATTAGCCATTCTTAATAAAATTTCGTATGCATATTGCAGATGTTTTACATCTATAGTTCCATCAGGTTTAGTTATTCTTTCTAATGTAAAATCATCAATTGCAAAAGAATATCGTTCTTCTTGTAATAATAGCCCTCCTTCAAATGATAAATAGATAAGTCTTGTCATTGTCTCAGGTGAATAAAATACAGAAACTTCATAATGTCTAGCTGGTACAATCTCAAGAAATTTGATGATATTTCGTTCAAAAAATTCCTGAATTTGAAAATTTATATTTGCCATATTTAATCCTCCCAAAATACTGCGTTTTTTAACCTCTCTATATAATCTGGAAAATAATGCATCATATTGTATTCTAAAGCTGTTTCAAAGGTGTTCAAGGAAATGCATAACTCTGACTTGCTAGACACTTCATTAACCACTCTCGAACCTGTAAAATTCGAATTAAGAGTTATACATCCGAACTCGTTTATATAAGCTGAAAATGATTCTCCCTCAGATGTCTCTATACAGCAGACTTTATCATTACGATAGAGTCTGAGATTATCTGAGCAAGTTTGCTCTATTAACTTTTCCATAAAAGATTGAATTGTATCTAAGTTCATTGTGTTTCCTCCTTTACATGTTCCAAAGATAGTCGTTATAGTATTCGTACTCATAATAAGCTGGTTCAGGTTCATATTCGTCTGCTGGTTCGTCTGGAATGAATTCAGGCTCTTCTGTGTGAATTAGAATCTCTTCTTCCATACAGGCTTTAAGAAGAGAATCGGGAACCTTAGAATACGTTTTGATTAAAGCTTCTTTGTTAAGTTGTTTGTTGTATCGTCTTGATACGAGAACCGCTTTTAATACCAGTTGTTCGTGATACATTTTGCAACACCTCCTTTCAATTTTAATGTTATTTCATTATCGCAGAAATAAAGAACTTCATATGAACCATATCTTATTATAGAATCCTGTGCTTCTCCATTGAATAACATATTTCCTAAAATATCGTTAACTAAAATCCATGAATCTGCATTCCACTTCATGTTGGTTGTGAATAACTCTTTTAATGTCATTTCTGATTCCTCCATATTCTATATTCTCTGTGCTCCATAGGTACATAACCGCCTTCTACTTTTACTATCACGCAATCAGGGTTGTAAAGCTTTGCGTAATAGCGTGATAACCAACAACATGTTTCCCAATTAAAACCTTTGAATCCGTCTTTCTTACTCATATCA